CAGGTGTCTCGGAAGGATTAAAAACAGGAACCTCTGCTGTTCGTGCTGGAGTACATGCGGCTGCTTCAGCCGGAAAGACAAATCTTGCATATGGTGCTGATGCAGGTAAAGTGTTTCTCCATAAAGGAGCAGACCTATTTAAAGCTGGTATGCAACAGTTAGGACTACACAAAAAAGATGCCCCAGGATCAGCCACTACTGTAGGTAGTACATCAGCACCCGGACAATCTGCAACAATGGGGCAAGGTGGAAAAGATTTAATGAAGGGTGCTACACTAGCCTTTACTAGAAAGACAACTGTAGGTTCAGGCGGTAAAAGACGACTAACGAAAATTAAAAGAAGAGGATCATCAGGTGCTAGAGTATGAAGAATGTTAAGGAGACTTATGAAGGCGGTCAACTCAAGAGTATGTATGAGCAAGGCTTTTCTCACAGGGAATCATACCTTAATAGGGCCAGAGAGTGTGCTAAACTAACGATACCCACTTTACTAAAAGATGAAGGGGCAAATTGGGCTACCACTTTTCAGACTCCATTCCAAAGTATAGGAGCAAGAGGTGTCAACCATTTAGCAAGTAAACTTTTGTTGACTCTTCTTCCACCCAACTCACCCTTCTTTAGACTAACCATTGATGACTTTGATATTGCAGAGTTAGTAGGGTCAGAACAAAGGGGTGCAGTTGAAGAAGGGTTTGCAAAGATTGAACGTGCGGCAATGAATGAGATTGAAACTGAAGCCTTTCGTGTCCCAGTATTTGAAGCCTTAAAACACCTCATCACTACAGGAAATTGCCTTTTGTATCTCCCAGAGGAGGGAGGTATGCGAGTGTTCCACTTGGATCGGTACATTATTAAGAGAGATCCAATGGGTAATCTTCTTTACATAGTAACTAAAGAATCACTTGATGCAAAGACTATATCAGAAGATGCAAGAGTAGCTCTAGGGCTTCCTTCACCACAGGAACTTTCCCCTGAGTCTCCTGATAAGCCCTATGAGCTATTTACTTATGTATGTAACAAAGGTAAATACTGGCACATACATCAAGAAATAGGAACTACTACTATCCCTGAATCCTTCGGCAAATTTCCTATTGATAAGAACCCTTTCATTGCTCTCCGTTTTAGCAGAGTTGATGGGGAGTCTTATGGTCGAGGATTAGTAGAAGAATACCTTGGGGATCTAAAATCACTTGAAGCACTATCTCAAGCTATTGTGGAAGGATCTGCGGCTGCGGCTAAAGTCCTATTCTTAGTGAGACCTAATGGTACCACTAGGATAAAGACAATAGCTGATGCACCAAGCGGTGCTATAGTACAAGGTGATGCAAACGATGTATCCACATTGCAAGTCAATAAGTTCAATGACTTTAGAATTGCACAGGATATGTTAAGAGACATACAAGAAAGGTTAGCTGCGGCTTTCCTTCTTAATTCCTCTGTTCAAAGGAATGCTGAAAGAGTGACAGCAGAAGAAATACGTTTCATGGCACAAGAACTAGAGAGTGCTCTAGGTGGTGTCTACTCTGTTCTCTCTCAAGAATTTCAGCTACCACTCATTAATATTTTGCTTGGTAGAATGGTTAAGCAGAAGAAGATGCCTAAGTTTCCAAAGGAATCAGTTAAACCACAGATTGTAACTGGTATGGAAGCATTAGGTCGTGGTCAAGACTTGAATAAACTATCTCAATTCTTAGAATACCTAGCTCCACTAGGCCCGGAAGTGTTAGCTCAGAAGCTAAACATTGACGATTACATGGATAGACTAGGTGCATCTCTTGGTATTGACACAGGTGGTTTAATTAAGACTGATGAACAGATTCAACAGGAACAAGCAGAAGCCCAACAAGCACAGCAAGCACAGATGGAGCAAGCACAGCAACAACAAATGCAAGCTGATGTTATTAAAGGAGCAACGCCAAATATGGTCAAGGGTATGAATGAGCAGATGGCTAATAATCCAGAGATGGCAGAGCAAATGCGTCAAGCTATGACACAGCAAATGGGTAATGCATAATTAACACACAGTAAGAAGGAAACACAATGACAGACGAAGTGAACACGTATGAAGGAGAAGGTACAAACCAAGTAGGTTCACCAGAACATGTGCATAACATGTTTGCTAAGATGGAAGAGCCATTACAACCTAGTGACCAACCAGAGGAACTGTATGTTAAAGAAGACGACAGACCCGAATGGTTACCTGAAAAGTTTAGTTCTCCTAAAGAGTTAGCAGAAGCGTATAAGCAATTAGAACAGCACTTCCATAGTGCGGACGAAGAAACCCAAGTAACTTCGGAGCAAGAAAGATTTAAAAATGAGGAAGCTCCAGAAATAATGAAGACTACCCCATCTCAAGTACATAAATTACTTGATGATAAGGGATTAGACTTTAGTGTATTCCAACAGGAGTACAATGAAACAGGTACTTTATCTAAAGAGGCACTAAATGCCTTGGGAGATCAAGGTATATCTGAACAAATGGTTACCACTTGGTTACAAGGTCAAGAGGCAATAGCTGAACAAGCTGTTGAACACCTATATAATGAGGTGGGTGGTGAGCAGAACTACAATTTAATGATGGATTGGGCAGCAGATAACCTACAACCTTGGGAAATTGAAGCCTACAATAAACAGATTGAAAACCTAGATGCAAACACTAACTTTGCTTTACTAGGTATGCAAGCCCGCTATCAGAATGCGGTGGGTGTGCAACCAAACTTACTGACTGGTGATGTGGGGGGTGAAGTAGCCCCTCGCTTTGAATCACTAGCAGAACTTACTTCGGCAATGAGCGATCCGAAGTATGAGAAAGATCCAGCTTACCGTGCACGTGTGGCACAGAAGCTGCGTTTTTCAAATGTGCTCTAACAAAGAAACAAAGGACAAGACCAAAAAGTAAGACCTAGCCCTATGCGTAGGACAACTTTGTACCGAACTTTGTGAGACCAAGATTTCTGAGTTATTAATCAATAACCCTTAATCTAAGGAAAAACAATATGGCACAAGACTACACCGCAATTCATAGGACGGGTGTGGATAATGCAACAACTGGATCTACTGGTCAAGGTCGTGCATTATTCCTCAAGCTGTATGCAGGAGAAGTGCTTACAGCGTTCCAATCTAAGAACATCATGATGCCTTTGCATCGTGTGCGGACAATTTCAAAAGGCAAGTCAGCCCAGTTTCCGATGACAGGTAAGTACCGTGATGCGGGATACCATACACCGGGAAAGGAAATCATACCAACTGCTGCCAAGCAGGGTGAGAGAATCGTTTCGATTGATGACCTGTTAGTTAATGCTCAGTTCATTCCGAACATTGACGAAGCAATGTCTCATTATGACATACGTTCCATCTACACTCAAGAGGCAGGATTTGGTCTTGGTAAAGTTGCTGACCAAAACATTTTGAGGCTTGCAATTAAAGGTGCCTTGTGTGAGACTGCTGTTATGGCTGCTCTTACTACAGGTGCTCCAATGATTCAAGAATATTCATCCTTTGCAGATGAAGACTTCACCCAGAATGTTGTCATTGGGGCAACTGCTGGAACAGGTACAGATATTGCCGCATCCAGAGAGCCTCAGTCTATTGCACAGGCAATCATGGATGCAAAGCGTATCTTAATGAATGCAGATGTACCCGGAGACCCCTTCGTTGTTTTAAATAACGACACATATTTCGATATGTTCAAGGTCTCAGGATCAAATCCGCTTAACGACCTAGTTATATTCAACCGTGACATAGGTGGAACTGGTAGCCCAATGACAGGTGCTGTCCCTCAAATCTTAGGGATGCCTGTGTACGTTACTAACCACTTAGGTTCGTTTAGTGTTGGAACTAACACTTGGAATTCGTCCCTATGGACTATTGCAAGTAACGTGGGTCAACATAAAACTGGCACTACTACTTGGGGTTCAGATCAGCCTTTAGCTGCTGAATCTTATCGTACTACACAGTATGACACAGGTCGTAGTAACCATGCAGCTTGGGTTACAGAAGTTGCTAACAATGGTGCAAATGCCGCAGCAAGAATTACATCCATAA